TAAAGAAGTAGCTCTAGTTAAATTAGCTATTCAACACGAAAGTGTTAAAAAAGAAGCTGTTGATTGTGATGCACGTTTAATGGGGTTTAAAGCTTCAGTTAGACGTAAGGAAGGTGAGAAACAAAAAGGTAGGGTTCTTGTAGATAGAAGAACTAAAGGCGCTAAAGCCGCTGCTCTTCGTTCAGAAAAAGCTAAAGCAAAGAGAGAAGAAAAGCGTAAGCAGAAAGAATTTGCTGAAAAATATCCTAAGCTAGATTATCAATATGGTAATGATGCGGATTTAGAAGAGATCTTATATCATTCTAATAAAAAACTATTCGGTGAAGTTGCATCAAATTCTGTTTCAAGTGGTAATGTAGATATGGCTCCTAATATGGGTAAAAAGAAAAAGAAAGATAAGGTAATAAAGAGATCTAGTTACTAATGAAAGATCTAAAGCAATATCTAGAAGCTCTTTGTCCTGAGTGTGGCAAAGATCACGAAGGTAAATGTGCTACTGAAGCTGTAACACGTGCTCAAAGACTTGCTAGGAAAAAGGCTCATTTAAAAAAGACAATGAAAAAATACGGTGACGCTACCAAAATGGGTATGGACCCAGCTCAAGTTAATCAAAGACGGAACAGACCAACATTAAAGAAAAGATAGCGATAGGCCTGTTTATAATTATGGCAACAATATCAATTCCAGCAAAAACCCAGATTAATGTAGTGGCAACTACATTCGATCATTCAGCTAAATCAAATTTAGGCCCAATTCGAACTGGGTCATATTTGTCTCAGGCATCTATGCTGGTATATGACGATATCTTAAGATACCAAAGAGGAGTTAAATATACCCACGGCTTAACAGCAGAAAAAGTTGATGATTTTAATTATAATCAATTTGAAGGTAATGTCCTTTGGTTTATGGATGAATTGGTTGGAATGGAATCTGACTGGATAAAAACTGCAAGTGCAAGTAGTACTACAGCTTATGCTTATGTACAATTTACTGAGGATAGTGTTGAGACTGCTGTAAATAGATACATTGGACATTTAGAAAGATTTAATGAACGAAAAGATGTTGATCGTGGTTGGTTACCATATTCTATTAAAAAGAGTGAGACTCTACCTATTCCTGAATGGTTAACTACACTTAAAAATTCTACTAAGACTCACAAAGAAAAATTAAATATATTAACATATGATGAAATGTTAGCTTTAGCATTTGTACATCTTCATAGTAAAAAATCAAAAGATGCAAATTTTGTATTATTAGCTAAAGGTGATATATACGCATCAAAAGAAATATATAAAAATAATCATCATACTAATCCAGATGCAGCAACATTAACTAGACTGGAAGGTTTTTTCCCTTGGCGTAAACAAAATATATATGTTGAGAAATTAGCACATGCTGTTAGTAGTGTTCCCACAATAGATTGGATGTATAAATCTTGTCCTGGTGATGCAAATCAAACAATGACTCCTGATGATGTTATTAATTGTCTTAAGTCGAAGCTTACAATGCATAGTGGTGATGAATTATTCAGCGCTATGCAAAAAGAGGCTACATTTTTAAATGGAATATTCCCAGGATATCTTACACTCACAGATGAAACTGCAAATATTCCAACTGCAGATCTTGGTGCATATTCATCATATGATTCTAACTTAACTAACAAACCATTATCAACAGGCTCTAGCTATAAAGTAATTAAACGCAAGGTTGTGACTGGCCTGATTACGCCGGGCAAGGCTACTGCCTATAGTTATTATTTTTATAGGACTGGTGACTTACATAATGAATGGTTACAAAATATTAAGACTGAATTATCTGATCCAGCTACTGCTCATCATTATAACTGTGATGAATTATGCCAAACTATTGGTACTTGGGGAGTTAGTGGACACCATACATATATAGTAGATTGGTTTAATACAGATATTGCAGATGCGAATTATTTGTCTCCACCTTACTCTCCACTATCATTGGTAGCTGGATTTAGCTGGAATAATAAAAACATAAATAAAACTGGTCTTATAGTAATTGGTATATCTATTAATGATATTAGAAAACAATTTGGCACTGTAATTCATGAAGCTGGTGGACATGCTGGACATCCACTTGAGTGGGGTGGCGAACATACAACAGCAATGGGTAATGCAAAATTATTAACTACTCAACAAAATATAGATTTAAATGCGCTTTATAAAAACTATAAAACACTTCATACTGGGCCTAATCATGATTACCTGGGCGGAACCTTTGCTAATCTTTTTCCTGCAGGCTTTGCAGTTGGTAATCTTGCAATCTTGCAGGCCCAAAAAGCGTGGCTTGAAAAATATTTGTGGAATCTGCCAATGACGTATATTGTAGGTCTTGAATCGACAAAATATAATGAAGGCAATATAGAAGATGAATTCTTAGCTAGAGTTTATGCCACGATGGCAACAAATAAATGTATTACATTTACTGATGATATATGGCCTATTATGAAAGAGGTTTCACCTTCTCTAGCTGGAATAATTGATATAAATTTGGCGAGAGAGATAGATACAGAGATGAGAGAGAAGATGCTATTAAACAAGAGGACTTATAATACAGGACGTTTAACGTATCATAGTTAGACCGTAGGACCAATATTATATAAATAAGTCTATATAGATAAGGAAATGACATGGCAAAACCAACAACACGAGCACTATTACAAGATTATTGTTTAAGAAATTTAGGCGCTCCTGTAATTGAAATCAATGTAGATGAAGATCAGATTGAAGATCGCACTGATGAAGCAATACAGTTTTATCAAGAATTTCATTCTGATGCTGTTATACGTGAATATTTAAAGCATGAACTAACTGCTACAGATATAACAAATAGTTATATTACAGTAGCTGACAGTGTTACATCTATTGTACGCATGTTAAAAATTAATGCTTCATCTGGAAGCACATTGTTTGATATGGGTTATCATATGCGTATGAATGATATATTCATGCTACAAGGTTTGTCTACACAATTACAATCTTACGAACAATCACAACAAAAATTATCTTTAATAGATCATACATTAAATACAGAAGAACATGTACGTTTTAGTAGACATATAAACAGAGTTCATATGGATGAAGGATTTGGTGACCTAGTCGCTGGAGAATTTATAGTTCTTGAGGTGTATTCAATTATAGATCCAGGAACATATGCTGATGTATATAACGATTTTTATTTAAAGAAATATCTTACTGCATTAATTAAAAGGCAGTGGGGTGCAAACATGATGAAATTTGATGGGTTCCAGCTTCCAGGTGGAATAACAATGAATGGTCGTCAAATGTTTGAGGATGCAATAGAAGAGATAGCAGGTTTAGAAGAAGAATGTAGGTTGATGTGGGCTATGCCAGACAACTTTTTAATGGGGTAATGAATGGCGACTAGTGTATATTTTTCAGGTGCGGTCAAATCTGAACAAGACCTGTATGAGGATCTTGTTACTGAAAGCATTAAAATATTTGGACAAGATGTAGTTTATCTTCCACGTGAAGAAATCTCTGAAGATGATCTATTAAATGAATCTTGGAATCAATATACCCAAGCATATCCAGTAGAAATGTGGTTAGAAAATGTCGAAGCCTTTGAAGGTGACGGTAATCTATTAGGTAAATTTGGTTTAGAGATTAGAGACCAAGCCAATTTTGTAGTAACTAAACGTCGTTGGGAAGCAGCTGTAGGATCACTTTCTACATCTCCAATTTCGAAACCTCGTTATGCACCAAAAGAAGGTGACTTAATTTATATGACAATGACTCAAAGATTATTTGAAATAAAATATGTAGAACCTAAATCACCATTCTATCAGCTATCAAAACTACCAAGCTATACACTTACTGCTGAATTATTTGAATACAATGACCAGCACTTTGATACTGGTTGGGATGAAATAGATCAGATTGAATGGAAGAATGCTACATCATATAGTTATATTGTTAATAGTGGTACAGCATATACTCTTGGTGAAAAGGTTACACAATGGACCGGAGTTAATGACGGAGATGGTGCTGCTATTAATGTAGAAGGTTATGTATCTGGTTGGGAAGGTGTTGGTGTTAATAGAGTAACAATCATTAGTCCACATCAAAGTATTAATGGAGATGGTACATTTAAGACATTCTTTGTAGATCCTGATGCTAATCAACAATTAGTTGGTTCAGAATCTGGAACATCTTCAAATATTACAACAGATCAGAGTGGTACTATTAAGACATTCTATAATGAAGATCCATATGCTGACAATGATGAATTTGAAATTGCTGGTGATTCTGTTATAGACTTTACTGAGTCAAATCCTTTCGGTGATCCATAATGTTTGAAAATCATTATTACCACGAATCAACCCGTAGAATGGTCAGTGTATTTGGCAGCATTTTTAATGACATGGAAGTTGTTAAAAAAGATTCAGCTGGAAAGATACTACAAAAAATTAAAGTTCCTCTTGGATATGCACCTAGGAGTAAGGTTCTTGCACGTTTAAATGAACAAACAACTGGACCTAATATAGCTCTTAAGTTACCACGTATGTCATTCGAGATATCCTCTATGGAATATGATGCCAATGCACGTGTGTCTAAACATAAGAATTATAAAAAAGTTATTGTAGGTGATACACTACAACTAAATAAATTAGGTGCTCCGGCCGTATGGAAGGTTGGATTCGAATTAAATATTCTAGCTAAAACTCAAGATGAAGGTCTGCAATTAATAGAACAGATCCTTCCAATGTTTCAGCCAGAATATACTGTAACAATAAAAGATATTCCTACAATGGATATAACAACTGACACTCCGATAGTTTTAGAGAGTGTTACTTTAAATGATGATTATGAGGGTGATTTAGTTACAAGGAGAGCAATAGTATATACTCTAGTTTTTGGAACTCGTATTCGTTATTATAGAGGTATTGGTAAGAGTAAACAAATTCTTGAAACTGCAGTTGATTTTTCAGAAAAAGTTGATCCAACAACTCATAAGTTTGAGACATTAGCTATAGATGGTACAACAACATCTGATGGCGCTGGTGGTTATAAAGAACCATACACCGAAACTATTAACTTTTTTGATACGGACGTATAACTATGTATAATTATAAAGCAACATTATTAAGAGTCGTTGATGGTGATACCGTTGATGCAGAGATAGACTTAGGATTTAAAATATTCATTAAAGAGAGGATTCGTTTAATGGGTATAGATACTCCTGAGAGTAGAACAAGAAACCTTGCTGAGAAATCATGGGGTAAGGCTGCTAGTGCGAGATTATCAGAATTACTGGCAGAAGCTAATGGAGAATTTACATTAGTTACTAAGAAACAAAAGAAAGGAAAGTTTGGACGAATATTAGGAACTCTTTCAATCTCGACAAAGGATGGCATTGTTGATGCCAACCAAGTTTTGATTAATGAACAACTTGCTATACCCTACACTGGTGGTAATAAAGAAGAGAGTAGGACAGATGATACGGCGACCACCG